ACCTGCTCACTAACGATGGTGACAGTTACACAACCTCGGCGTTTCTTCGCGCTTCATTCACCCCAGAATACGAAGAGGGTGACGAAATTGTTGAGAAGTCAGCCGATGGAACAATTTGCGTTTCATACAAGGCACCAGACACACTAAAGCGCATCACAATGGAACTCGCAATTTGCGAACCAGACCCAGAATTAACATCACTTCTTTCAGGTGGCTTGCTACTTCGTAAGAACTTCGGAACACTTAACACACCTGATAATCAGTCAGTCGGTTGGGCCGCACCAGCAGTTGGCGATAATCCAGCAGGAAACGGTGTTGCTCTAGAAGTTTGGTCATTTGCAGTAAAAGATGGAAAGCGTGCAACAACAAATCCATACTTCTACTGGGTATTCCCATACGTCAAGTTACGCCAGTCAGGTGACCGCGTAATTGAAAACGGAATGCTTGCAAACACATTTGAAGGTTACGGCCTTGGAAACCAGTTCTTTGGAACAGGTCCAGATGGTCGTTGGGAATTCCCAGTGGCAGCAGAGCGTCCATACTCATACGCTCGCGGAAACTGGGCTCCAACAGGTCTCAAGGGCTTCTATGACTGGTTCGACAACAAGTCAGTATCAGTTAGCAACAAGTCTTTGACTTCTAACGTAGCAACTCTTACCACATCAGCCGCACACGGGTTTGAAATTGGTCAGACAGTTGTTGTTGCTGGCGTAGATAGCACCTTCAATGGTACTTATCTAATCACTAACAAGACCAACAACACATTCACATATGCGAAGACAGCAACAGATGTTGCTTCAACAGCAGTTTCTCCAGTAGGAACAGCAGTTCGCCAGCGTGGATATATACCTGTAAGCAACTTTGCATATCAGTCATCAACATCACAATATAACGTTCCTGGTGGAATTACTTATAATGCTGATTCACCTGTTGACTTCATCATTGCTTCATCACAGGACCCACAAGCGTAATATTACAAAAGGAGGGCGGACGACATTCCAGTCGTGTATTTTTACACAAGGAAGTCGTCCGCTTTTCTCATTAACGTAGGAGAGACATGAGCCATCTTTGGACTAATGCAGAAGACCTAGGGTCTTATGCTAATTCTGAATACGCCTATGATGCTGTAAAAACAGCCTCTTACCTTATGTGGGCAATGTCAGGTCGTAAATACTCTGGAACAACTACAGTTACAGAGCGCTACATATCGTCTTTTTCTCCCTACCTGAGAGTTGGGGCGTCGAGCCTTAATTTCTCTCCGGTACTTGTACAGGGGCAAGTTCAGAACGTTCAGGTGAACGTTTTTGGTAGATATAACGATAGCGACTTTGCAGGAGATGGTTCATCTGCTGCAACTCGTGTGCGTTTGCGTGGACGCAAAGTAATTAAAATCCACACAGTGCGAGATATGAAGGGCAATGTAGTAGACCCTAAAGAATATTATTTAGTTGAGCACTCAACGATGCTTGCAATTCCTGGAGCAAGTTGGACCCCATCTAACGTAGAAATTACATATACTTATGGAACAGAACCACCTACAGCAGGTAAAAATGCTGCTCGTATGTTGGCTCTTGAACTAGTTAAGTTATATGAAGGCGATGATACCTGCGCTCTTCCACAGCGTGTAACTTCAGTATCTCGTCAAGGAGTTTCATACACAATCCTTGACCAACAAGATTTTATTGACCAAGGCAAGACTGGCTTATACGCAGTTGACCTATTCTTAAAAACTACCAACCCAGACAATGCTCGTGCTCGTTCACGAGTCTTCTCCCCTGACCAGCCTCGTGCTCGTCGTATGACACCTAAGCCATATCTCTTTACCGAGACAGCATTTGACCTAAAGGTTCTTCCTACAGGCGGGGACACAGAAATCTTCCTTGATGAAGTTAGTGGAGATTTTCTACTTAACGACAATGCTTGGGTAGTGTCTTTAACAGTTTCAGACTACACAGGCTCTAAGACAGTAAGTGTCCCTGGAGCAGCCACTCTTAATCGTGCTACTGGAAAGATTGCCTTATCCGTAGATTACAGCGATATTCTTGCTATTCTTGGACCTCGTGAGCCAGGAAGTTTTGATATTTACTGTACTCGACCAAGTCTAGGCAACCCTGCCGTTGACGAAGTTATCAACCTTCTTACAGCAAACATCTCTATTCAACTCGGAACACGAACAGAGACCATCTATACTTTCTAAGTATAAAATTTTAAGAAGGAGAGACATATGAGCGGGTTACCAGACCTTTCACAGGTAGACGATGATGCAAAACATCTTGCTAACTTTTTACAAGCCGTACTTGATAAAGTTGTTTCGACCTACGCTTCTTACGGTATGCCACTTCCAGCGCGACGCTACTGGACTTTAGGCGAGCCTTCAATAGATTGCGAACAACTTGTAGTATCTTTCCTTCAAATGTATGTTGGCTCTCCAGGAGATGAAGCAACACAGCCTCGCCGATGTGCTGACCCACGAAGTGCAACAATAAATATTTCTGTTTCTCGTCAAGTTCCTACAGTAGGACAAAATGGTCGTCCGCCATCAGCCGAAACTATCGAGGCAGGTTCTCGTTTATCTGCGTATGATGCTTGGGTAATGATGGAAGGCGCAGCAAAATTTGATGCCTGGGAAGAGACTGGTTTTGGTCTTGGCGTTATCGCTACAGTTGAGGTAAGAACTGCTGAAGGCGGATTTCAGACTGCTGTTCTCACGATGACTGCTGGTGTCCCGTAATGGCAACAAAAGTAACATTTCGCAAGGCCGAGTATGAATTTTTCTTTAACGAGCCTTCTGGAAAAGTTGGAAGATATTTGGCTCTTAGAGGAGGACTTATTGTTCGTGCCGCTAAAGCCCAAGTTGGTGTAAGAACTGGTGCTCTAAGAGCGTCAATTCATATGCGCCACGCCCGTGATATTCGCGGTCAGTACATTAGAATTGGTTCGGCTATGAACTACGCACTCCTTCATCACGAAGGAAGCAAACCTCATATGATTAAGCCTGATAGGGCTCAAGTCTTGAGGTTTACTAGTCGTGGAACAGTCATGTATGCCCATGCGGTCATGCATCCAGGAACCAAGCCTAACCGTTATTTAACAGATAACTTAGGGTTAATAAAATAAAAACGTTTACTGCAAAAGCAGAAACAAAAGACACAAGTGAAGGAAGAAAGATATGACGACAGCACGATTTAAAGATTTTGGTTCGGGTGGAGAAACTAACCTTGAACCGTTGTCTTTTAAGATTCATGGAGAAGAGTTCCATTGCTATCCAAATATTCAAGGTAAGACTCTCTTGGATATGGTTTCGCAATCAATGCAGGAAGATACTGCAATGGCAATAGAAGTCCTTACTACTTTCTTTGATAAGACTCTAAAACCACAAAGTAAAGATGCATTTAATGCACTTATTAATGACCCAGAACGAATTGTCACGGTTGAAGCCCTTGGTGAAATTGTTACTTGGTTGGTGGAGCAGTATTCCTCGCGCCCTACACAGGGGTCAGAGGACTCACAGAGTGGGCAGTAGACCTCTGGCCCTACGTTAATGGCAAAGCCCTTATGAGTGGCCTACACCTTACTTCAATGGAACTTAGTGAAATGTTAGACGTAATTCATTATCTTTTTGAAGAAGACCTTATCCACGCACAAAGCGCTGAGCAAATAGATGCAAAAGAAAAAGTTAGAAGCATCATATATCGAGACTTTTATGGCCAAACTTACAAATACGGCACTAAAGGAACAGATTATAATATGTCTAACGAGGTTTTACAAGATGGCCTTGTTGGAGACGAAGAAGACGAACTGAAGCCTTTTGACCCTACAAAGGCTCCCATTAAGCCTTACTTTGCCCCAACAAATCCTGACGAAAAATCTGCCAAACCTTTTGGTATGAATATTGATGCCCCGCTGGGCTGAGTAGTAGATTGGTGGTGATGGTGTGGCTGTAGTCGGTGATGCATATGTTGTTGTCCACGCCATCACTTCTGGCGTCAAAAAAGATATTGAACAAGGTTTTAAAGGCGTAGACCGTGTCGGCGAACAAGTTGGCAAAAGAATTGGTAAAAATTTAAATACTGGTCTAGCCCAGGCTATGACAAAAACCAATAGTTTTC